CCATTTCTTCTTTGAGTGTCTCATTGTCCATGCCAGTAGGCGGTGTGTATCTACGCAGTAATTGTTGTAGCCACGAACCTACGATACGTGTGCGATCATCATACTTCATCTCGTATACTCTTATAATCATTGCGATAGTTTGCGCCTAAATTGTAGATTATTTCATCTTTGAATTTATCTAATTCTTTTAAACCAAGAGCATCATCTTTTTGAAATAAATCCCACATCTCATCTAGTCGATCTAAGACGTAGTGCATGCATATTCTGTTATCCATTATCTTACTTCTTTATTTTTTGTATATACTCAGCTTTTCAAATGCGTACCTATCGAAGTTAATAATATCATCAAGACGATCAGTGTTTGATCTACCTGAGACATCATCTATCTCATCATCCCATCGCTCACCATTGAGCCATGTGGTTGGGTGTGGCACGTACTGTTTTTCTTTGTGCTCAACAGTCTCAGCAAACTTAGCTGCTGCCGTGAGTATAGTTACTGCATCTGTTTTCTTCAGTGCTCTTTCAAACGCAAGTCGAGCATGACCTTTGGCTATCTTTCTTGGATAGGTATTCCAGAAGTCATCGAAGGTAGGTGTCTCACTGACACCCCAAGTAGTATTATTATTTAGTTTAGTAACATTATTATCATCTTGGTGTGTCACGCTGACACCCTCCTCTTTTAAACAATTGAATTGATAGATAGTTGCAGTACCTGTTTTACCTGCAACTTTAGTTAGATAGTTGTGTTCGACACAATAATTTACTGCTCGAATAACTGAGCTTCTACTTAATCCTGATAGTTTACACAGCCTTGGTATCGTTGGATATGCTATGCCATAAAGATCCGTATGGTCTGCTATGAGCATCATAATTAGTTTTGCGTGTGCATTTTCAACTTGCCACTGTACTACTTCTCGTAGTAATATCTCAGCGTACAACATGTTTATGCTTTGACATGTTTGACTCCTTATATAGAACCCTGTCTCTCTCCTATGTGGCAGGGTTTTATTTAATCCTTTTTACTATTTCTTTAAAAAGATCCTCCGATAATATCACACAAACTTTTTCTTTTCCATCTTTTCTTTTATAAAATGCTAGATCTCTATCTTCTAAGACCTTGAAAGCATTGGGAAAACTAGATGTTGTGCGATACTTTACTTCAGCTACTAGATTTCGTCCCACCAGTGACGGTAAGTGGATGTCGCCTGAGTATTCTCCTCCGAGCGATCCTGAGAGTGGAACTTTTTTTGCTTCGATGTTTTGTTCTTCGAGCCACTTGACGAACCATCGTTCGTGATAGCTACCTTTCTGCTTATTCTTGTTTCCCATATGTCTTTCTCATAACAATCTAAGCAAACCATATGATAGCTTGCAGGTTTCTCAGCATGTAATATTGCAACAAAATATTCTGTGACAATACCACAGCTATCACACTCGCATGTGCCTGACTTAATCTTTGTACGAACAGACTTTGATCTTCGCGCCAAGTGCATCTAACCAACACGTTAACATGAAACCAGATGGCACACGTTTGTATTGCTCCCATTTGTGGATTAAAGATAAGGTGCAGCCAATCTCCATTGCAAGTCTTTCTTGTGATAGGCCAAGATGTTTACGTCTGGCTATCAAAGCATCAACAAGATTTGTGTAACTCTCAGTTACTTCTGTTGCTTTTGTGTAGTTTTGAAACTGCGCCATTGATTTTCTTTGGTGTAATCAAACCTGTAGGCCACCGTTTAGATAATCTATCTAATGTTTGATAAACTTTCTTTGCAGTTTCATAGCTTATTTCACTACGCCCATTGACTGTTCGATAATAAGTAGACGTAGGTATCTTTGCTACAATAAAAACTTTATGCAACGGCATGTCTACATAACGATGTTTTTCTAGGATCTGATCCCAATAACTCTTTAACATGCCGAAGCATATGCACATATGCAGTTAGATAGTCAAGCCTCAGTTAAATCTGTAATTATAGATTCTCTATGAACACATTTATAATTTTCAACATGTTTCATAGAATGTATTTCTTCTATGCTGCCTGAGTATTCTTGCAAAATTTCATTTGCTATATAAGATGCTTCATCTTTATCTTTTGCAGTTATAGTAAGATTCATACCTTCTGCGTAATGAAAACCAATATGAAATGATGGCATTAGGTTACCTCCCACTCGTCAGTTTCTCTTGCATCTAACCAATACATTGCATATCGTTTGCCCTGTTTGTTTGTAACCATACGTGCATGAATTGACATACCAGTATCTCTTAGATCTTTAATACGTGCGGCTAATCTAAAACAACCAAAGTTTGCAAGTGCTGATATTGCAGTTATTGTATTGCCTTTCTCAAGATGTGCTTTGATTTGTTTGTTCTGTGACTCCATTGTGTTTCTCCTCTAAGTATTTCCAGAACGATGCTTTGAATGCTTGGTTAAGAATTGTATCTATGTCTCGCATGGTATTTTACCATCGCCATTGCACTCATCACATGTAACTATAGTTGAACTCTCGTAACCAATGTCACGTTCATATCCTTGTGGATGCCAAGTTACTTTTTCTAAGTCACCATCGCCATTACACTTAGTACATTTTATATACTCCATGTCGATTAGCATTTGCTTTACTCTACCCAATCGTCTATCTCCTCTTGCTTTGATTGATAGTTTTTTTCCCAAGCTTCATTGGCTTCGCTCATAAACTGAACTATGTTTATATCGTCACACTCCTGCATTAGAAGTGTGCCGATTTCTTTGATGCCTGTAGGCCAGTGAACATGAGGGCATATCTTCTCAGCTATGAACCTCAGTTGATGGGGTTTGAACTGCATTTTATTTGAATGCTTTTTCTCTTCCATAATCTACTACCTCATCCATTGAAATAAAAAATTTTACATGAACAAACCCACCTTGCATTGATGATATTGCGTAATCATGTGGGCAAGTCTTGAGCCACTGTAATAGTGACTCAATGTTTTTAACTTGAACTGTAATCATAGGTTATACCACCTGTCTGAGTTCATTGCTTTGGCAATCTCATTCTCACGCAACCTGCGAGCATTCTCTGGACTACCCAAGTGATCCGTATGTGTAGCCCACTCAGTCAGTGTATTATACAATGCCCATTGATTGTTACCAATGTATGCGCGGTTATTATCCCACATGCGTAAAAGTTCTTCTCGTCTGCTTTTATTAAAGTGTGGATACTGTGGATTGCCACGTTGTTTTGTTTTGCACAATGCATCGTTGAGAAACTTTTCAGCATCATCATTACTAATTCTATAATCAATGTAAGACTTGAACAAAGTATCTGATTCTTTGAATGCTTGCAGACCCTTCTCAATCTTAGCTGCTGAAGCTTGAACAGATACATTAGTTGTATGCTTTGCCCAAGTCTTAGCTACAGTATGTGGTGTAGTGCAGCCATTCATACACCAAAGACGTAAGCCTTCGGCTTGTTGTTGGAATGCCCAACTAGCATCGTATGAATTGTAGAACTGAATGCGAAATGTAATGATGTCATCAAGCTTTGGTTCTATCTTTAGATCAGGAAAGTTTACTTCACCTCGTAGCTTACGACCACCATCAATGAGATGAAACTTTTCTTCATAGCTAGTACCAAGAGTGTTAGCTACTTCATCAATAGAATCCATAATACTATTGACTACATCACTGTGCGTAATAATCTTGTATCTGTCACCAACACCACGACTCATGTGTTCGCCAGTGTCAGTTCGTACAACCACACGATTACCTTCAATCTTATTACCATCACGGTCATAAGTTTCTTGTAGTTCTACTGGGAAATCCCAAGTAGGATTAGTAAAGTCCAACATTGTTAACTCCTTATGTTAATGTTGATATAAAAATAAATAGTAAACCAAATATGATAACAGCTTTTAATAGCTCTACCATAATATCAAATGCTTTTTTCATTCGCTTCGCTCCTCAGTAATGTTTGCGTCAAAGTTTGAGTGTCCTCGGGGAGTGACCCCTGCACCTGCGCTCCGCTTCGGTTGCCACCGCGCCATTGCGCGGAAGCGATCCGCTATGGCGGACGCACACTTTCAACGCACTTTGTCGCAAAAGGGGCAGCTGTTGCTACCCCTTGTCGGTGGCTATCTACGCCACCTTTGCTTTCAAAGCTGCTATTCTCTCTTGAGACATCTTCACAGGTGCGGTTCTTTTAGGTGCTGGCTCCCAAGCCTTACCTGTTACTTGTTCATAAACACTGAGGTCAGCCTCATGTCTGGTTTCAAGTAGCGACATCTCCTCTTCGATGTTATCTATAAGCTTCTGCAATGCATCCGCTCGAATGAGCAGGTTGTTCTCTACGGCATCTTCATACTCAGATAGCTTATCAGCTAACATTCTTTTCTTATAGTTAAGTGAGTTGTGTGAGATGTAACATTCATCTTTTGCGATGCCTTCGATAAAACGCTCATTCGGTATAACGTCCTGAGTACCTTGAAACCAGTCTAGAACTGCAAGTTTTCTTTCAACGAGTGTAAGTTGCTTCTTAGTCATGTGTATTCTCCTTGTTTCATTTGCGAGGACCATCCTCGACACAGACCTTAACAAGACAACTGGGAAAACCTGTCCACTGACAGGTTGTTATTCGCAACATCTTCCCACACAAGTTGACCTAACCGCAACTAGACACAGCTATCGCAAGAGCACTCTCGCCAGTGCAAGAGGGAAGTTGTTGCGAATGACTTTTCCCTGTTGTCAAGGTCTTTGACGAGGATGACCGCAGCTTGGAACACGGGGAATACGCTATGATCTAAGACGCCACTGGAACGAGGAAGGAAGAAAACTTGCAGCTCTAGACCCTTTATAGTATGTTCCAAGCCTTTATAGAATGAGTTACTGCGGATGTGTCATTTGTGCGTTGACAAGCCTTTATGTTGATGTGCTAGAAAAGGGGGGAACAAAGAAGGGGGGTTGATACAGGAGATAAAATGACACAGGGCGCAGTAACACGTTTTAAGCGTGATCTAACAGATCGGCAACGTAGATTGGTTGAAGCGTTTGTAGCAAATGGCGGCAACCTCACACAAGCTGCACATGAGGCAGGCTACGCTCAAGGCAATAGCGGTAGAGTTTCAGCATACAAAGCGATGAAAACTGCACATGTGCGACAGTACTTGATGGAAGCAATGAGTGATGCGTTTGGAATGAATGCAGCTAAAGCATTGGGTAGAGTTGTGCAGTTATCATCTGGTGCTAAGTCAGAGTATGTGCAGCTTGAAGCCTCGAAGGATCTGTTAGATCGTGCTGGGTTTAAGCCTATAGATCGTTCGCAGGTGCAGGTAGCAGGGGATATTAAAGTGTCCATTGACCTAACGTGAGGGGGGTGGGGTCAAAAACTGCTCTATGTAGAGTGACAGTAGTCCTTCACTCACATTTTTTTCTAGAAAGGTACGCAACATGAGAAAGATACATATGAGTGCATCTGGTGGCTTGAGTCCAGAGGGTCGCAAATATTTTAAACGCAAAGAGGGTGCTAATTTAAAACCACCTGTTCCAAAGGGTAAGAATCCAAGACGAGTTTCTTTTGCTGCTAGGTTTGGTGGGATGAAAGGACCAGAGAGAGATGAAAAGGGAGAGCCTACTAGATTAGGGTTAGCATTAAAAAAGTGGGGATTCCGTTCTAAGGAATCGGCTAGAAGATTTGCAGCAAGGAATAAAAAGGCATGAGTAAAGTTAATCAAGCAGGGGTTTACACGAAGCCAAAAATGCGTGAGAGTTTATTTAAGTCTATAAAGGCGAGGGCTACTCATGGCACTGCGGCAGGACAATGGTCGGCACGAAAGGCACAGTTGCTTGCCAAGACTTATAAGGCTAGAGGTGGAGGTTATAGATCATGAAGACTGTAGGTGAGGCTTTAAGTAAAAGACAAAAGAAAACATTAGAGAAGCATAGTAAGCATCATACAAAGAAGCATATGTCTCTAATGAAAAGGCTTATGAAGAGTGGAACTACTTTTTCTTCTGCTCATAAGAAAGCGCAACAACAGGTTGGTTCATAGTGAAAGCAACACAACGATCATTACTAAACTGGGGCAAACAGAAGTGGAGAACTAAGTCTGGTAAGAAGTCTAGCGAAACTGGTGAACGCTACCTTCCTTCTAAGGCTATCGCTGCTCTTAGTGATGCTGAGTATCGCGCTACAACCAGAGCCAAACGAGAGGGTAAGGCAAAGGGTAAACAGTTTGTGGCTCAACCGAAAAAGATTGCTAACAAGGTAAGGAGATATAGAAATGCCTAATGTTCAAGGAAAGAAGTTCCCATATACCAAGAAGGGGATTAATGCAGCTAAGAAAGCTTCGGATGAAAAGAAGAAGCCTATGAAGAAGAAAAAGAAAACACTTATGTCAGGTAGTTATTAATGGCTTGGTATTTGACTAATGGTGAATTGTATACAGGCGAAACTCACGTTCTAGCAGGAACAACTTATAGTGGTAAGACCAGAACCCCTGAGTCTCGCAGGTTGGTGGAAGGGCCAGAGCCAAAGAGAGCCAGAAGCTCCAATGGCAGACTCAAGGGTGATGACCCTTCTACACCAGATATAAATGAAGCATATGAAAAACCTAAAAGGGTAGAGCTAGAGGACGAATGACCTTTAGCCATTCTATTTCTAAGCATGACCGCGAGTTACTACGCAGGATTGTAAAGAAAGTACACCTTCAGCATCACCCAAAAGACTTTCAGACCAACATGGAAGCTGACAAAGTTATTGATGTTATTGCACCTGATGTGGTCGAACGTATGCTAAAGTTTGCAGTGGATCACAAAATTGACAGACTTTAAATACAAACCTGACGGTGAAGTCCTAAAAAAATTTATGAAGGACGATACGTTTTTTCGTGGTATTCGCGGTCCTGTAGGTTCTGGAAAGTCAGTTGGTTGTTGCGTAGAAGTATTTAGACGCGCTCTTTCTCAGAAGAAAAACGATAGTGGTATACGCAGAAGTCGATGGGCTATCATAAGAAACACAAACCCACAGCTTAGAACGACTACTATTAAGACATGGCTTGATTGGTTTCCTGAGAATGAGTGGGGTAAATTTATTTGGTCTGTGCCTTATACCCATCACATAAAGAAAGGAGACATAGACCTAGAGGTTATCTTCCTTGCTCTTGACCGTCCAGAAGATGTTAAAAAATTATTGTCCCTCGAACTAACAGGCATCTGGATTAACGAAGCAAGGGAGATACCCAAAAGTATTATTGATGCTTGTACGATGAGGGTTGGGCGATTCCCTTCTATGCGTGAAGGTGGACCTAGTTGGACAGGTGTTATTGCAGATACTAACGCACCAGAAGAAGATCACTGGTGGCCTATTATGTCAGGCGAAGTTCCAATACCAGATCACATTCCTAGAGATCAGGCTAAGATGTTAGTCAAACCTGATAACTGGCAGTTCTTTACACAACCATCTGGTATGAAAGAAATATATAATGAAGATGGTGAAATAGAAAACTACAAGTCTAATGATGAGGCTGAAAATAAAAAGAACATGCTTCAGAATTATTATACAAACTTAATACAAGGTAAAACAAAGTCTTGGATTGATGTCTATGTAATGAATAGACTAGGTACTATTAAAGATGGAAAGCCAGTATATCCTATGTTTGCTAGTGAAACACACATTGCTAAAGAAGAAATACCAGTAGCGGCAGGATTGCCTTTGTATATTGGTATAGATTTTGGGCTTACTCCTGCGGCTGTTATAGGTCAGAAGGTTAGAAACAGGTGGCTAATTCAATCTGAGATAGTTGCTTTTGATATGGGCATTGTTAGATTTGCAGAGGTATTAAGAAATGAAATCGCTACTCGTTTTTCTCAAGCTTCCGATGTCTATATATATGGTGATCCAGCAGGGGATTTTCGGGCGCAAACGGACGAATCTACCCCTTTTCACATACTTAGAGGTGCTGGTCTACGCGCATTTCCCGCCCCAAGCAATTCTGTGGATCTTCGCTTGGAGTCAGTGGCGCAACAACTTAATAAAATGGTTGAAGGTAAACCTGCGTTTTTAGTTGATAGACGTTGCTCTCAGCTTATAAAGGGATTTGATGGTGGCTATGCTTATAAACGTATGGAGGTAAGTGGCGAGAGATATGCAGATAAACCTGATAAGAATATGTACTCTCACATACATGATGCACTACAATACTTAATGTTGGGAGCAGGGGAAGGTCGTGCCTTGATGTCAAATCAGAAACCTGCAAAAGTTATAAACGCTAGAAAAGACTTTGATGTATTTACTAGAAAACCTAAGAGTGTTGGTAAAAAGCCTAGCGTATGGTCACTTGTGCGTTGAAATTATTTTAAATCTATGTTTTGCAAGGAAACATGATGAACCGCAAAGCAATATATAGACAGGCTGCAAGGGATGATGTTCTTTGTATTTTTGAAATGGCAAGAGACTTTCACGCTGAGAGTGAGTTAAATGACATACCTTTTGACGATGCTGTGTTTGCTAGGTACTTAGAAGGTCAAATAGAAGATGATGCATCTTGCATATTCGTTGCTGAAGTAAGTGGAGAAAACGTAGGATTTATATTTGGTAGTATATATCAGCTTTACTTTTCTCAAACTTTTGCTGCTAATAGTGATATATGGTATGTAAGACCTGAGTATCGTGGTGGTTTAATAGGTGTTTTATTGCTTAGATGTTTTGAAAAGTGGGCAAAAGAAAAGGGTGCTAGGTTTTTAGTTAATGGCAGTTCGTCAGGTATATCTTTGGAAAGAACACATAAACTAATAGAAAGACTTGGTTATGAATCTGTAGGTTCTGAGTACAGGAGAGACTTAAATGGGTAGCTGTTTTAAAAAGAAAGCTCAAAAAACTAGAGCAAAAAAAATTGTTAAGGGTAAGCCGCAAAGAGGTACAACTCGTACAGTAAGACCAGAACCTCGACCGGGGACTGCAAGTTTTGAAACTCTGCAAGCAAGGAATACTGCATACCAACAACAACAAAAAAATAAAGCTAGAAGAAAAAAGAAAGCTAAACAAGCTGCTCTTAGAAATCAAACAACTACACCAACAACTACAACAACTACTACACCTACTACAACAACAACTACTACTCCAACTACTACAGAGACAACAACATTAGCTCCTGCAAATGATACAGTTACTACATCGGGTGGAACTATTGGTGGTACATCTGTAACAGCAGAAAGTATTTACACACGCGATCCAGAAGAAGCTATATCAGATCAAGAAAAATTAGCGGCAGAAGAACTAAGACGACAAAGAATAAAACGAGCTAGAGCAAAACAATCTTTGCTTAGAAAAAGATTAGAAAGAACTCAAGAAGTAGGTTCTGGTCGTAGAGTTTTGTCTGGATCTGAAAGAGAACTAAATGTACAGACTAGACAAGCAGGAACTGGTCGCAGAGGTGGGGCAGGTAGAAGATCTTTAATTACTGGTTCTACTGGTGGAATCGGATACTATAGTAGGTTCTTATGATACAAAATTCAAAAAAATACTTAGAAAGATACGAGAAAGCAAAAGCGCATAGGCAGAACTTTGTTGATCTTTTTGAAGAATGTTATGAGTTTGCTTTGCCGCAACGAGAATCATTTTTCTTTGAAACAGCAGGACAGCGTAGAGATGATAAGATCTTTGACGAAACAGCAGTAGTTGGTGTTCAAGAATTTGCATCTAGACTGCAATCAGGCTTAGTTCCTAACTTTGCTAGGTGGGCTGACTTTACCGCAGGTTCAGAAGTTCCAGACTCTGAGAAAGATTTTATTGAAAATGATCTTGATGAAGTAACGGAGTATGTTTTTGAGATATTACAAAACTCTAACTTTGGACAAGAAGTTCATGAATCATTTATGGATCTAGCAGTAGGTACTGGTATCCTTTGTGTAGATGAAGGCGATGCAATTAATCCTGTAGTATTCTCAGCAATACCATTACCCCATGTTGTTCTTGATACTGGACCTGATGATAAAATAGATCATGTCTTTCGGGAGCGTAAGAATATAAGGAACTCTGATCTTCCTATACTTTATGAAGATGCAAAGTTTGACATGAAGATACAGAATAGAATTGATAGAGATCCAGAAGGCAAATGCACAACCCTTGAGATTATATGCAAAGATTACACAAAACGTAATGAGGAAGCATATCTGTATTATGTAATAGATATGTCTACAAAAGAAGCTATTGTTGAAAGAAAGTTTTCTGGCGTTGGTTCTAATCCATATGTTTGTTTTAGGTGGTCTAAATGTGCAGGTGAGGTGTATGGTCGAGGTCCATTAATCAATGCTTTATCTGCTATTAAGACTACAAACTTAACTATTCAACTTATCTTGGAAAATGCTCAGATGGCTATATCTGGCATTTATCAGATGGATGATGACGGTATTATTAACCCAGATACTATTAATCTAGTTCCAGGAACTATAATACCGAAGTCTCCTCAATCTGGTGGGCTACAACCTATACAAGCAGCAGGAAGATTTGATGTTGCTGATATAGTTTTAGGTGATATGCGCTTGAATATAAAACGTGCATTATACAATGATATGCTAGGAAATCCAGATAGAACTCCTGCATCTGCTACAGAAGTAGCTGAACGTATGGCAGATTTATCACGCAGGATAGGATCAGCATTTGGTAGACTGCAAGCTGAGTTAGTACAGCCAGTATTACAAAGAGTGATTTACATTCTTAAGAAGCAAGGGCGTATAGAAATGCCAACTGTTAATGGTCGAGAGGTCAAGATACGTTCTGTTTCTCCATTAGCACAAGCTCAATCTAATCAGGATATAACTTCCGTTTCTAGGTTTCTTGAATTGGTTAATGCGTACTTTGGGCCTGAGACTACAAACATATTAATTAACTCTGAAGAAACAGCTATTCACCTTGCTAAAAAATTTGGTGTACCTGACACCTTGATTCGTGACGCAGAAGAGCGTAGACAGATAGTTGCAATGATGCAGCAAATGCAAATGCAACAACAGGAACAACAAGCAGGACCACCTATTGCCGCAGAATAGTCACATTGGTTTAGACGGAATAACAAGAAAGAAAACAGAAGAAGATAAGATAAGCCTTCATTTTGGTTCTTTATTTGTTCAGCCTACTGGTCAAGAAATTCTTAAATACTTGCGTAGTATAACTATTGAAATGGTAAGTGGTCCTAATATTTCTACTGATGAACTGCGTCATTTAGAAGGTCAACGGTATCTTGTTGGCCTAATAGAGCGTCATATCCAAAGATCACATAAGGTTAAAAACAATGAGTGAAGAAGCACAAGAAACAGAAGCAACAACAGAACTGCCACCTCAAGAAGAAAGAGACTTTGTAGTTGCAGAAGATTTAGAAACTAAAACTGAAGAACGTCCTGAATGGTTGCCAGAAAAATATAAAACAGGTGAGGATCTAGCAAAGGCTTATAAAGAACTTGAGTCTAAGCTTGGCACTAAGGATGTTGATATTAGAAATGAATTATTAAAAGAAATAGAAGAAGAAAGTTTTAAAGACAGGCCAAGCTCTGCTGATGATTACCAATTGCCTGATTTTGTAGATATAGATAATATTGATACAAATGATCCAACTCTTAGATGGTGGGCAGATCATGCTTTTACTTATGGTTTTAGCCAAGAAGAATTTGCTGAAGGATTAGAAAAAGTAATGCAAGCACAAGATTCTTTCTTACCAGATCCAGAAGAGGAAATAAAGAAACTTGGCGATAATGCAAATGTAAGACTAGAGGCTGTTGATTTATTTGCTAGGCAGTTTTTTCCAGAAGAATATATGGAGTCTATAGAAGATTTAGCTGCTACGGCAGAAGGAGTACAAGCTTTAGAATTTATTATGGCTAAACTACAATCCCCTGCAATTGGATCTGATGCTGCACCAATAGGTAGAATTACCGAAGAAAGTCTGAGAGAAATGATGGCTGATGAAAGATATTGGCATCCTGCTCGTAGAAATACAGACTTTATTAAACAGGTTGATGAAGGTTTTCAAAAGCTACATAATCAATAAATTTAATTTGTGCGTTGCATTTTAAATAAAATTATTGTTTGAATGGGTCATTACGACCCATATCGCATTGATCGGCCCTAATTGGATACCCGAATTGATATGTAAGAGTGGACACTCGTAGCAATCGGAAACTCAATTTAGGACTGTAAAAATGGCTAATACAATAGACCAAGCCTTTATAAAGCAGTTTGAAACTGAAGTTCACATGGCGTATCAGCGTATGGGTTCCAAGCTACGGAACACTGTTCGCTCTACAAATGTGTCAGGTTCAACTGCACGATTCCAGAAAATAGGCACTGGATCAGCGTCAACAAAATCAAGAACTGGTAGTGTAACTCCTATGGAACTCGTACACACCAATGTCGAAGTATCAATGAGCGACTTCTACGCTGCTGAATTCATTGACAAGCTTGACGAGTTGAAAACAAATATCAATGAACGACAAGCTGTAACACAATCTGCGGCTGCTGCTCTTGGTAGAAAAACAGACGAGATTATCATTACTGCTATGGATGCAGGTGCTAACTCTACTCAAATACATGATACTAACTCTGCTCTTGCTAAAGCAGATCTTCTATCATTGTTTGAAACAATGGGTACGGCAGATGTTCCAGAGGACGGACAACGCTATCTTGCGATGTCTCCTGCAGGTTATGCTGATTTGTTTTCTATCAATGAATTTGCATCATCAGACTTTGTTGGGCCGCAAAACCTACCATTTGCAGGTGGCATGACAATGAAAGAATTCTTGGGCTTCAAGATCTTTTCAACGTCTGCTGTAGCAGGTGGTAAGAACTTTGCTTACCATACAAGTGCTATAGGTCTTGGTGTGAACTCTGATGTTCAAACTGAAGTAAACTATGTTGCTGAGAAAGTATCTCACTTAGCAACATCAATGATGTCAATGGGCGCGGTAGCTATCGATGATAACGGTATCTACGAAGTCCTAGACAATAACTAAGAGGGGGATCTTAAATGGCTTATTCTGCATCTGGTCTAACTCGTATGGCAGGTGGTGGCGGTCATAACCTTTGGTTTTATGACTCAACCGATGCTATAACAGCAGTTCGCGTTTCTGGTTACTTTAATAACGCTGCAAGCATGTTGAATGTTGGCGACGCTATTTTTGTACTAGACAGTGATGCTCCTGCTCTCAGCATATCTCTTGTACTATCCAACAATGGTTCGGTAGTAGATATTGCTGATGGTACAGCTATCACCGTAAGCGATAGTGACTAATAGAGTGGGGGCATCAGCCCCCCTCTTTTATAGGGGTTTATAATGGCACTAAGTACACCTGCTAATAGCGCAATTGATATTTGTAGTCGTGCTCTTATCTTAGTTGGCGCAGAGCCAATTACTTCTTTTGAAGATGATACAACTGAAGCCCTAATTGCAGGGAACATGTATGAAGATATTGCAAGAACTAATCTTACATCTACACGTTGGCGATTTGCTACAAACCAAGCTGTATTAAATAGATTAACAGATGTTCCTACTGGCAGATTTGACGCTGCATATCAATTACCAGATTATCTTTTTGTTCACGCTGTAACAGTAAGAGATCTTCAAATAGAATATAATATATACGGAAATAAAGTTTTTTGTGATGCGAGTCCTAATGATGAACTGATTGTAGATTTTACATTTAGAGCTGATGAAGTTGGTTGGCCTTCTTATTTTTCTCTTTGTGTTGAATATGCAATGGCAACTGTCTTTGCTACTGCATTAATAAGAGACACAGCATTATCATCTTTAATGTCAACTCAGTATGATTTTTTAATAGCAAAAGCTAGATCAACTGACTCACAGCAGCAGACAACTCGCAAGATAACAACATCGAGGTTTATTACAAATAGGCGCACTTAATGCAAAAAGCACGAATACCAATTACAAACTTTCAATATGGTGAGATAAGTCCGTCTTTGGTTTCGAGGACGGATTCGGCTATTTATAACTCTTCAGCACAAAGCATTAAAAACTTTTTTATTAGAACAGAAGGTGGTGTAGCTAAACGTGGTGGTTTTCAAGCATTACATGACTTTACAGCTATTACAGAAAACACTGCTATACGTCAGCAAATAAGACTTATACCATTTATATTTTCAGATGATGAACAATATATAATAGCATTTTCAAACCAGAAATGTGAAATCTTTTTTATAAATCCTGTAACAGGTGCATTAAGTTTAGCAACAACATTAACACAAGATGTTGATGGAAATGCTTTGCAATGGGATCATTTGTATCTGCATGAAATGACTTATGCACAGGGCGGTGATATTCTTTTTGTTTGCCACAATACTTTTATGTGTCAACAAATAGTAAGAACTGGCCTTAATAGTTTTCAAGTAGAACAATTTAATTTTGTTTTACAAGCAGGTGGAGCTAAGATCTTTCAGCCTTATTATCATTTTCATCCTACTGGCGTTACACTTGATCCATCTGCAAGCACAGGTAATTCTATTACTATAACAACTAGTGCGCCTTATTTTGATACTACTGGTAAACATGTTGGTATTACATTGTTATATCATGGTTCAGAAATATTTATAACTTCTGTTCAGTCTAGTACACAAGCAACTGGTAGAGTTGTTGATGAACTTTTTGTAGAGTTAGACCCTAATGCTGTTAGGACTACTGATGGTTCTACTAACTTAGAAATAACTCACATTAATCATGGCATGTCTAATGGTGATTCAATTACTATACGAAATGCAACATCTGTTGGTGGTGTAAGTGCAGGTAATGTAAATGGCACTCGGTCAATAACAAGTGTGATTGATGAAAATAGATATATTGTTGCAGGTGGCGGTTCAGCTAATACATCTGAGGATGGTGGTGGATTTATACAGATTGTTACTCATGCACCTACTACTGAATGGATGGAGCAATCTTATTCTGAATTAAGAGGCTATCCTGCTGCTGTTGGTTTCCATGAAAATAGACTTTGGTTTGGTGGTACGCTTTCTCAACCTGATACTGTTTGGGCAAGTAAGTCAGGATTGTTTTATAACTTTGATATTGGTACTGCTCAAGATGATGATGCTTTAGAACTTGTTATGAGTATTGGTGAAGTAGCTACTATACGTCATTTTGTTTCTAATAGAGACATACATATCTTTACTGCAGGATCAGAGTTTTTTATTCCTACATTTGAAAATCAACCTATTACGCCTTCTAATGCTAGAGTAAAAAGACAAACATCTTTTGGTTCTACTTTTGTAAGACCACAACCTTTCTATGGTGCTACAATCTTTGGTCAGATTGGCGGCAAGATGATACGTCAGTTTGTATTTGATGATAGTGAGCAAGCTTACAAAGCCGATCCAATTTCTTTGCTTTCTTCTCATTTGATAAGCGATCCAGTTCAGATGTGTGTAATTAGTGGCGCGGTAAACACAGCCGAGTCATTTGTATTTGCTCAGAACTTTACTGGTGAGATAGCTGTTTATAATCTTAATAGAGTTGAGGGTGTTGCAGGTTGGACAAGGTTTGAAACAAATGGTTCTTTTCATTCTGTTACTGCTATTGGTAACAGGGTTTTTGCTGTCATTAAAACCAATCTTGGATCTGGTACAAATAGTTTTGTATTCACTGAATTAAATCAAAATGTAAGTTTAGATCTTGGTAATACATACTCAGGAAGCAATGGTGTTTTTACTGTGTCAAACTTTTTTGAAAATGGCGCAAAGGTAGATGTAATAAGTGCTACAGACTACTTAGGTGAGTTTACAGTAGCTAATGGTCAGATTGATGTTTCGTCTGTAGACGCTTCTCTCTCAAGCTGTCAGGTAGGTTTTGGTTTTGATGTAGAGTTAAAGACTAATCCTATAGATGTTAATACTGCAATCGGTCCAGAAACAGGACAGCCTAGAAGTTTAAGTAGAGTTATACTTGATATGTCTGAAACATTATCTGTATCAGTAAATAATAAGAAACTAATTATAAGAAAAGTAAACAATGACTTCAGCCAACCAAGACAGGCAGTCACAGGTAAACGAGAGTTTTATTTACTTGGATACAATAAAGATCCACAGGTAACAGTTACACAAACTGCACCTATGTTTATTCAAGTTAATGGTTTAGTTGCAGAGGTATCTTTCTAATGGCTATTAATCCTCTTACTGTTATTACTACAGGTTTAAGTTTAATTGGAACAAAAAAATCCTACGATGCTACGAGAGAAGAAGCAAAACGTAGGGCTGAGATAGGTAAGTTTGAAGCAAGACAACATGTAAATGATTTGTTTCTTACTAAAGCTCAAGCAATAGATGAATCTAATAGACGTATTAGAGATATGCAGATTGCTGAGTCTCAGAACATTGCTTTCTTTAGTGCGCTAGGTAGAGAAGATAGATCTGTTGGTGCGTTGCTAAAAGAAAATAGAAGGATTGCATCTGAGGATTTAGAAGGCATAGAAAGATCTGCTGAACTTCAAGCAGCTAAGTTAGCTACGGCTGCTGCTGTTGCTTACAAGTATGGGCAAGGTGCATCGGCAGGATTAAAAGCTGAAGCGACTGCAAATCTTATTACGGGTATTATGGATATTGCTAAAAACTTAGATCCAAAGTTTTTTAAAGGGACTGGCTAAATGGGTGTTATTAGAGAAAAGAGACAGGTAGGTAGTCTTGGTCCTGTAGGTGTCGTTCGACAACA